AAGCCGGATTCAAGCTCTTTTCTTTATCTTACCAAACTCATGTGGGTGGTCCCCACATTGAAAGATATTTTGCTGGAAAAGTGTAGTGAGTAATAGATTCGTATTTATTATGCCCGCATACAATGCGGAAGAAACTATTTCTAGAGCAATAATGTCTGTATGGTTTCAGACTTACCCAAACTGGAAAATAATAATCAGAGATGATATGTCATCTGATAGAACTCTTGAGATGATCTCTTCTATGAAAGATCAATTAGGATTAGGCCCAGATAGACTATCTTTTACATCAAATACTGAAAAGATGTGGGAAATAAGAAATATTGTCGAAGCTCTAAAAGAGTGCGAGTCGAACGATATTGTTTGTCGTCTAGACGGAGATGATTGGTTGTGTGACACAGATGCACTTTCTATCATAAATCATAGATATGAATCTCTAAAGGTCGATGCGCTATGGACAGCTCACAGATGGTCTTTTTCTAATCATAATATTTCCGGACCTCTTCCAAAAGATGCAAACCCATACGAACACCCATGGGTAAGCTCACATCTAAAAACTTTTCGCAAAAAAATGATTGAGAACGTAAAAGATGAAAACTTTAGAGGAGAAGATGGAGAGTACTTCAAAAGAATTGGTGATCAAACAATATACTTGCCTGTTTTGCATCAAGCAAAAGGAAACTGGCATTACGAACCCATAGTTACTTATCATTACACAATAGACATGAACCCTAGCACATTTCAGACGAATGATGCTCTGTTTCAAAAAAGTGAAGGAGAGTATTTGCGATCCCGTGGGTACATAGAATGAAAAAAAACAATTGCTTTGAGAAATATAAAAATTTTCATTTTGGAGAGTCAGTTTTCGTCATCGGAACAGGCCCTACACTAGTTGATTTTTTCCCGCAATCTGATCAATATGAGAATATTGTCAAAATTGGATGCAATGCTTTAGTCTACTCAGATGATGTTGAATTAGATTACTATTTTATTGGTGATCCGCAAACTAAAGCAAGAAAAAAATCTTTTATTAGCGATCCGCAACCCTACAGAGATTATAAGCCAAAAATTGAAAAATTTTGTCGTCTCAGTGAAAGCAAACCCCATTGTCTTACAACTGTAAACGGTGGGCCTTTACAGCATGCTAAACATTACTCTAGTGCTAGATACTCAAAATATATAGAGGGATATTACCCTCTCGATATTGTTACTGAGCCCATCAATCCTATAGGCTCAATTTCAATGGACATGATGCAATTTGCACTTTTTGCAGGTTTTAAGACTATATTTTTGTTAGGGCAAGATTGCAACTATAATCAAAAAACTGCTGCTGGTGCAAAGGCTCATTTCAATGAAGATGCTCTGAAACATTACGAAACTGTTGCTACAAGAGTGGTTCGATATTGGGAAAAAATGGCAAAATTTATTGAGAATGAACACAAAGATGTCCAAATATTTTCTGTCAATCCGATTTCCTTGAAATTTTTCAATGAAATTTCATATGATAAGATTACAGAAACTAATGAATCAAGAAGAAGATACTTTGGTCTCTGTTAAGAAAAATTTATGAAAAAAAATAAAAAAATTCTAGGAACATGGCAGGGAAAGCGATATGATTATTCCGATTTTGAAAAAATGACCATGAAATATCTAGTTGAAAAACTAGATTTATTGAATAAATCATTTAATGTTGTAGGAATTAAACAGTCATTTGAAGATGAGGGGGCTCTTTTATCTGATGTTCTAACAATGAGGAGAATAACAGAGCTGTGCAATCTAGAAATGTATGTAAAAATTGGGGGATGTGAAGCTATTACAGACATTAATAATTGTGCAACAATGGGCATTAATAATATTATTGCCCCCATGGTGGAAACACCCTATTCATTTCAAAAATTTATCAATGCTGTCAAAAATATTACCCATACCCACTATTATTTTCTTTGTGAAACCAAAACAGCTTACAACAACATAGATGAAATTTTTAAAACTTCCGAAGCTTCAAAGCTTTCGGGTGTAATAGTGGGAAGATCCGATTTTGCTAAATCTTATAATCTAGATAAGGCCAGGGTAAACGAAGATTTTTTGGGAAAAAAAGTAAAAGATATTTTTGAAAAAAGCAAAGAAAGAGGATTGATAACTACCATGGGTGGAAATATCTCTGTAGATTCTGTAGAATTTATTCAATCCCTTTATGAGAAAGGCTTGCTTGATAAAGTAGAAACAAGAAATATTGTAGTGGAGCTAAATGATAATAATATAAAAGATTTAAAAAGCACAATTGAGGCAGTCATTATGTATGAAATTGAGTGGCTTCGTTTCAAGGCAATAAATTATACTAATATTGGAGAATCTTATCTTCGCAGAGTATCTATTTTAGAAAATAGAATCAAATGAATAATAGATTTAAAACACTTCAGAGATTGCTTCACGAAGAAAAATGTTTTAAAATGATTTGCGGCGCCGGCAATGAAGATAAAAAGTACGTAAAAAAACTTGCGCTAATTTACACATTGGCAGGTGCAAAGGTTCTAGACGTGTCAGCCAATGTAGAAGTAGTCAAATATGCTGCCCAAGGTATTGATTATGCATTTGATATTGCTAAAAAATTAGGTGTAAAATTAATTACAAGACCATTTATAATGGCAAGCATTGGCATGCCCGGGGATCATCATGTGAGAAAATCTTATATTGACCCTAATACTTGTGTGGGGTGTAATTTGTGTATACCGGTTTGCCCAACAGATGCTATTCCTGAAAATTTTACTAATTTTTTGGATCACTTTAAATCACTGGGTGGTTCATATGAGAAAAAAGATCAAGAAAAAGAAATTGTGATTAAGGACTTGTGCATTGGCTGCGGAAAATGTAGCAACATCTGTCCCAAAGATGAAATTATATCTTATAGACATAATGAAAAAGAGTTGCGAAATTTACTTCCAAAGTGCTTAGAAGCCGGCGCTGAATCCTTTGAATTGCATGCTGCCGTGGGTGAAGATGAAGTAACACTAAAAGAATGGAAAACAATTACAGATATTAATTCTACCAATTTTAATTCTATGTGCCTGGATCGACTAAATTTGGGAAATCTAAACTTAGAGCATAGAATACAATTGGCAAAAAAAATCTCCGGAGAAAAATTAATAATCCAGGCAGACGGCTATCCAATGAGTGGTGGCGAAAATGACTTTAATACTACACTACAGGCAATTGCCTGTGCAGATGTTATTAATAAAAAATTCAATATGAGGATAAATAAAAAATCAGCAGGCGGAGTTGTGGGTAAAGCTAAGTTATCATCTAAGCAATCTTATAGAAACCATGGTCATCATTTGGGTATTTATATTGTGCTCTCTGGCGGAACGAATAAACTATCTAAGGAGCTAGCTAACATGTGTAATGTTAGAGTTAATGGCGTAGCAGTAGGAACATATGCCCGTGATATTGTGGAAAAATATGTTCAAAATAAAAATTTCTACAATAATATTGATATCATTAAAAAAGCATATAAAGATGCATCTAAATTAGTTTATGCAAATATTGGGAGCATTCATGAATAAAAAATTAATAATAGCAGTTGATTTTGATGGAACGCTATGTGAATATTCATTTCCAAAAATTGGAGAACAAACAGAAAGTCATGAAAAATTAATGAAAATTCTCATTCAAATGCAGAATGATGGACACAAATTGATACTGTGGACAAATAGAGGAGATAATGAAAAATACCCTGTTTTAACCGAAGCAGTAGAATGGTGTGCTAACAAAGGATTAAAATTTGATGCTATTAACGAGAACTTGCCCGGGCAGATAAAAATATCCGGATTTAGCCCTAAAATTATGGCTGATTTTTATATTGATGATAAAGCCCTTGAATTTAATAATGATCTTTCTATGAGAAGTACATTACAATTTTTAAAAGGTTTAGAGTAAGAGAAAAAATGCTTAAAGCGCTAATACCGGTAAGATCAGGCTCTGTAAGAGTAAAAAATAAAAACATTAGACCATTTGCAAACTCTACATTATTAGAAATAAAAATTAGACAACTTCTTAGAATTGATAAAATTGATGAGGTTTGCGTAAGTTCAGATTCTGATGAAATGTTGAAAATGGCAAAATCTCTGGGCGCAACTCCAGTACGCCGTGATGCAAAATATGCTTCTAGCGATTCATTGATTAATGATGTTTGGGCACACATGTCACAAAATATTGTTTGTGAACATGTGCTCTACACAAATGTCACAAACCCATTGGTGCGAGACGAAACATATGACAAGTGCATAAAACAATATTTTGAAAGCATAGACGATTATGATTCGCTTAACACAGTATCAATTATTAAAGAATTTTTGTGGCTTGGGGAAAAACCCATCAATTATGATTGGAAAAAACAACCCAGATCTCAAGACTTACCTGATGTTTTTTATCCTAATTTTGCTATTAATATTCTTAAAAGAGCAACAATGGAAAATCAGCGAAGTGTAATTGGTAAAAAATTTTACCCTTATGCGCTAGACAAAATAGAATCTATAGACATTGATGATGAAGAAGATTTTTTAATAGCTGACCTTCTTTACCATCACTTGAAAAGAAAAATAACGGAACATAAGAAATGAAAGACTCACCTTTGAGAAGCACAAAATGAATAAAGTAGAAAGCAAGCTAATGGATCCGACTAATTTATTTGCTAATGCCCCAGAAAAGACAAAAAAAGAAAAATCACAAGAAATTAGAGAGCATTCTTTTCCTGATGAAACAGAGCAGATCGGAATAGACTTTGACGGTGTTGTGCACAGAAACTCAAAAGGATTTTTTGATGGAACAGTATACGATGATCCGGTAGACGATATTGAGTCGCTTCTAAAAGAGCTCAGCAGCAAATATAAACTAGTTCTTTTTTCTGTCAAGGCAAGAAAAGATAGAATGCTGATAAATGGAAAAACAGGCACTGAATTGATTCATGATTGGCTTGTTGAGAAAAACTTAAGGCACTATTTTGTTGAGATAACTTCAGAAAAACCGAGAGCTGTTTGCTACATAGACGATAAAGCAGTTTATTTCAAAGCTGTAGATACATGCATAGTTCAGCTAAAAGAAAGAGGAATACTATGAAAAAAATGTATGTCAATCGAGCACCGGTCGAAGGTCCATGGGGTGGAGGAAACAATTTCGTAAAAGCACTATATCAGTATGGTAAAGACTATGATTTTGATGTTTCAAACAGGCTTGATGAAAATACTGATGTTGTATTTATGATAGACCCAAGACCAGATCAAACTGGATTTTCTATCAAGGAGATTTCTGCTTTTAAGGAATATAAGCCGTCATCAAAACTAGTCTATCGAATAAACGAATGTGATGCTAGGAAGGGTGAAGTCAATAAGATAGACCCACTAATTTCTTATGCTAGCAATTTTGTAGATCTTTCTGTTTTTATTTCTGGCTGGATAAAAGACTATCATACAAAAGAAGATTGGCACTGCAATAACAACGAAGTGATATTCTCAGGTACAAATAAAGATCATTTTATTCCGGGTGAAAAAATCAACAATGGAAAAATAAACTTGGTGACACATCACTGGTCAGACAATCCATACAAAGGGCAAGATATCTATGAGCTTTTAGACTCTTGGGTAGCCACTAATAAAGACTTTGCTTTTACATACATTGGAAGGACGAAAGCTAGCTTTGAAAACACATGTGTTTTACCGCCAACTTTTGGCAAAGACTTGGGAGAAAAACTAAGTAAGTATGATGTGTATGTTTCAGCCTCAAGGCATGACCCAGGACCCAATCACATTATTGAAAGCTTAGCATGCGAAATTCCAACTTATGCTCACTCTGCCTCCGGGGGAGCTGTTGAAATGGTAGGTGACTCTCATGTTTATGATTCTTTTGAAGCTTTAGAAAAGATACTTTTGCAAAAAAAATTCCCAAAAAACGAAGGCTTGTTGGTCCCTAATGACTGGCAAAAATGTATGAAAGAGTATTTCGAGTCTATTTGGAAAGTTTTATGAAATGGGGCCTGATTGGTTTTGGAAGATGGGGAAAGATACTGTCATATGCCATCAGCAAAAACTATCATCTGAAGGCTGTGTCTTCTCGCAATGTAGACAGAGTAAGAAGTGACATAAAAGAAAAAAGCTTGGGTTATAAAGCCATGTCAAGCGAGCAGATATTTGAAGATTCTGAAATAGAAGTTGTTGCTGTAACAGTTCCAATTGAAAGTTTATTTTTTTATGCAAAAGAGTCTATTGAGAAAGGCAAGCACGTCTTTTTAGAAAAACCTGGCCCGAAGTCAAAAGAACAGTTAGTGATACTAAAAGATGCTGCCAAAAGAAACAATGTGGTATGCTATACAAATTACATTTATTCTGAAGACTTAGCTTTAAAATTTTTAGTAGAAAAAATAGCTTCGTCATCTATAAAAAGCATTTTCATTAGCTGGGACAAATGGGGAACTTTCAATAACGATATTATCGATAATTTAGTAACACATCAGCTGTCTGTTCTTTTGAGAATAATCAAAAAACCTCTCAGCTTGATCGATGTTCAAATTGAAAAAAATAAATTTTTTGCAAGCTATGAGACAAAAAATACTAGAATATCTTTAGAGATTAATCGTATTTCTAAAATGAACAAAGGCATGCAAATGAAAATAATAACAGAAGACAGCATTTATAACTGGTCTCCTGGAAAAGTCACATGTATGAAGAAAAATATCTTTACAGATGAAAGTGATATGCTAGTCAATCAAACAAAAAGAATGAATAGCATGGTTGAAAGTATGAGCTTAGATTCTAATTTTAGTCTTGTCGAAAAAGTGAATAACCTAGTCTTAAACATAAGAAGTTTTTCAAAATGAAGATAGCAGTTGTCGGAGCTGGAATATTTGGGGTAACATTTGCGCTTAAATTATCTAAAGAGTACGATGTTACTTTATATGAAAAGAGCTCTGATATTATGACAGCAGCTAGCAGAGCAAACCAGCTTCGCCTCCACCGAGGATATCATTATCCTAGAAGTCCGGATACTGTAAGAGATCTTCTAGGGTCAATTGACTTTTTTGAAAAAGAATACAAAGATGCAGTTGTAGGGTGCCACGAACATTTTTATTGCATTGCAAAGAATGATAGCATGACATCGCCAAAACAGTATTTAGACTTTTGTAATGAATTTGACTTGGAGTATCAGGTTGTTGACAACTTTCCGCATGTTTGTCATGACAAAATTGGGTTGACAGTCAAAGTAAAGGAAAAACTTCTAGACTATTACAAAATATACAATATATGTTGGGAAAGATTACTAGCCTCCAGCATAAAAAGAAGATTTCTAAAAAAGTTCTCAAAAGACGATATTGATCATTTTGATATAATCATTAATTGCACGTATGCAGACATCAATAATCTCTTAGATGCAAAAAGCCAAAGGGAATATCAGTTTGAAGTCTGTGAAAAAATTTTAGTAAAAATGCCTAGTGAAATGGTCAACAAAAGCATCGTTGTGATGGACGGCCCGTTTATGTGCGTGGATCCATATGGCAAAACAGGCTTGTCTCTTTTAGGAAACGTCGTCCACGCAATACATGCTACAAATACAGGAATTGCACCCAAGATACCCACCCTAATACAAAAAGATTTAAATGCTGGCGTGGTTAAAAATCCTACTATTACTAATTGGAAAAAATTTATACAAACAGGAAGAGAATATATCCCAAGTCTTGATAGTGCTGAGTATCGAGGATCGATGTTTACTACTCGGGCTGTACTGCCAAATATGGATAAAACAGACGGCCGTCCTACCATTGTCTCCAAGCCATATTCTAAAATAATAAATGTGTTTTCCGGAAAAATAGACACATGTGTGATGGCAGCGCAAGACACCTTGGGGATACTTTCCAGGCTTGAAGGATACTGATGAGAATACACTTTTCAAATGTTAACTTTTCTTCTAATACAGGCCCAAACTCTTTCGGATCTAGGCTTGCACAGGAGTTAACAATACAGGGTCACGATATTGTAGAGGCAGACAAACCTTATGATGCTTTCTTAATCTTTATAGAGCCATCCTCTAATCCTTATCCTGGTGCCAGAGTGGTTCAAAGGTTAGATGGTATTTGGTTCAAACCAGAAGAGTTTCATACCCACAACAAAATGATTAAGTGGGCTTATGATAATAGCGATTTTGTAGTTTGGCAAACAGAATTTGACAAGAAAATGACGACCAAGCACTGGGGTGAAAGAAAGGGTAAAGTGATTCATAACGGCATAGATCTAAATGAGTATGCTGTAACAGATAAAAGTCTTCACGAAATCAGGCGTGATTATGATAAGGTTTTTGTTTGCTCTTCAAACTGGCATAGACAAAAAAGACTCAAAGAAAATACAGAGTTATTTTTTGAAATTAAGAAAAAACACCCAAATGCTTGTTTGATAGTAATGGGAAACTCCCCTGATTTTACTGTAGAGCACAAAGATGTTTTCTATACAGGCGCAATCCCTCATGATTTGTGTTTAGAAGTTTTTGCTATGGCAGACTGGATGATACATTTGGCGTGGCTAGATCATTGCCCAAATGTAGTGGTTGAATCAATATCACAAAAATGTCCCGTTATATGCTCTAGCTCTGGTGGGACACAAGAAATAGTAAAAGGGAACGGTCTAGTCTTACCAGAGAATAAAATTTATAATTTTGAGCTTCTAGACTATGATAAACCATACGAGTTATCTGTAGTACCTCTGGAGCTTCCTAACATTCAAGTTGATAATTCCTACCTGGATATCAAACAAGTAGCACAGAAGTACATCAGAGTTTTGGAGAAGACAACACCATGAGTATTTTTATATTAGCACCAAATGAAAACTGGATTTGTGATAGATTCGTTGAAGAATGGAAAAACACTAACCCATTGTCAACAACAGAAAATATCTATGAGTCTTCTATAGTATGGCTTTTAGCTGACTGGTGTTGGAATCAAGTTCCGGAAGAAGTTTTATCCACAAAAAAAGTTGTAGTCTCTGTTCATCACATTACGCCTGATAAGTTTGGAGATGTTGAAAAAGATGACTTCGAAAACAGAGACAAATATGTGGATCTTTATCATGTTCCATGCGAAAAAACAAAAGAACAAATAACACCCTATACAAAAAAACCTATATGGGTGCAACCCTTTTGGGTAAATGATAAACTGTGGTTTGAAACAAGCAAAGAAGAAAAGACTGAGCTTAGAAAAAAGATGGGCTTAGATGATTCACATATTCTAATAGGATCTTTTCAGAGAGACACAGAAGGCCATGATCTAATCAGTCCAAAATTAGAAAAAGGACCTGATTTATTTTGTGATGCTGTTGAAGAACTCAGCAAACATTATCAGGAGCAAGGAAAAGAAGTAAGAGTTTTTTTAGCAGGTTGGAGACGTCAATATGTTATGAAAAGATTGGATGAAGCTAACATAAAATACTATTATGCAGAGCTACCACCATTTGAATTAGTCAACAAGTTATACAATGCTTTAGACTTGTACATTGTTGCTGCTCGTTATGAAGGCGGGCCGCAAGCTATTGTTGAGTGTGCGCTAACAAAAACACCAATCGTTTCAACAGACGTTGGTTTATCAAGTGATTTCCTTCCTCCTCATTCTTTGTTCGAGCCAGGTAGAATTTTAGATGTCAAGCCAGACGTTGATTATGCTTATGATAAAGTACAAGAAATAGTAATGCCTGTAGGTTTTATCCCGTTTGTTAAAGCTTTTAAAGACCTAGGAGTAGAATAGTGAGCAGTGAAAACAAAGAAAATAGTGCAGCAGAACCCATAAAGTTTGTTCCAAAAGGTTGGGGATTCGAGAAGTGGATTGTAAACTGTGAAGAATACTGTGGAAAACTTCTATACTTCGCAAAAGGAAAGCGGTGCTCATGGCACCATCATAAACTGAAAGATGAAGTCTTCTTCATACAGTCAGGAAAAATCCTGGTAAAGTTCTCTGACTATGATGACATTGATCTCGCAGAAGAAAAGATTCTGTCCAAGGGCGACAAGTTTCATGTATACAGAGGACTCAGGCATCAAATGATAGCTCTAGAAGATACTGAGCTTTTTGAGTTTTCGACGCAGCACTTTGACAGTGATAGTCATCGAATCATAAAAGGGGATTAAAACAAAAGTTATGCACAATTCAGATGCAAGAATTATCAAAAGAATAAAAGCAGTTCTAGATGTTAAAGGTAAAGCTTATAAAGAACAATTAGAAAAGTCAAAAGAAGACTTTTATGAATACTGTATGCCTGGGTCTGTTAATAATTGGCAGCATCCGCAAAAACCTCCGACACAAGCATCTTTAGCTTTAGTCGCAAACGAAATAAATCCTGAAAGAATTTTAGACTTTGGCACAGGTTTGACTGCTTATACTTTTCTCAAACATACAAAGTCAAGTGTGCTATCTATTGATAATTCTTTTGTTTGGCTTCTTCGTTTAAGAACATGGCTAAAAAACAAAAACTTGAGCACAAGTGGACTGACTTTTTTCGAATCAGCTGATCAAGGACATGTCTATAATTTAGAAAATGACATTCATCCGGCCACGAAAAGCGTAGGGATGTCAGGATTTTTATATCACACACCTCTAAACCTCGACAAAGAGACATTTTCATGGGATTCTATGATTTACGAAGAGCCGTCACATATTCAATCGATTACAAACTGGAAAAGTGTTTATTCTGATAGTCAATGGGCAGAAATGCCAGAAAGAGAAAAGCTAGACCAGTGCAGAACTGCCAGGTTTTTAGGGTATGTTAGAGATAATGGTGTGTATTGCTTAGACGCTTCTGGATATGATAGCAAGTCAATTTCCGAAATAGGAAAATTTTCATTTATTCAGTTTGATTTTGGGCATATGTGGTCTAGGTTGGCATATCTTCAGTGTGCTATTTCTATGCTAGATCGAAGCAAACCTTCTGTTATAAACATTGATGATTTGCACAAAAAAGACGTATTTTTTGATAACAAAACGTATCTAGACATGGCAACAGATGCCATTTCTTCTGCAGGAGGAGTTTGGTTGCATTGTGAAGATGCGACGACTGACTTTCAAGGCGGATATTCAGACTTTGCATATTTCCCCTCTAGAAGAAAAGAAAAAAAAGGAACAGAATGAAAGTAATTGTAACAGGCGCTGGTGGGCTAATAGGAAGTCAGGCTAGTAATCATTATTTGTCTCATGGGCATGAAGTCTACGGTGTAGAAAATAATATGCGTAGCTTGTTTTTTGGGAAAAAGGGCGACGTAACTAAGACACTTCAAAGTGTAAGCTCTCATTCAAATTTTACTCACATAGATGTTGATATTAGAGATAGAGGTGCAATAGAAAGTGCTATTTCCAGAACTAAACCAGATGTCATTATACATACAGCTGCCCAGCCTTCACATGACAAGGCTGCAGATATACCCTACTTAGACTTTGAAACTAATGCCGTAGGAACTTTAAATTTACTAGAATCAACCAGACAACACGCGCCTGGTTGTGTTTTTATCCACGTTAGCACTAATAAGGTTTATGGAGATGCCCCTAACAATCTTCCAATAGTGGAAAAAGATACACGATATGACTTTGACGAAAGGCTTATTGCAAACTATACCGGCGCATCATACTCAGGAATTAGCGAAAAGTTTTCAATTGATAATTCAATGCACTCTTTGTTCGGGGCATCAAAACTGGCAGCTGATGTTTTAGCTCAAGAGTACGGCAAGTATTTTGAAATGAACGTAGGCATCTTTAGAGGGGGATGTTTAACCGGCCCACAGCATGCAGGTGTAGAGCTTCACGGCTTCCTTTCTTATATCGTTCAGTGTGCTCTCCGCGGCAATCATTACAATATTTTTGGCTACAAAGGAAAACAAGTTAGAGATCAAATTCACTGCTCAGATGTGATTTCTTGTTTTGATAGGTTTGTGGAAGATCCGAAAATGGGTGAAGTTTACAATCTTGGCGGCGGCAGAGAAAATGCAGCATCAGTCTTAGAAGTTGTCGACATGATAGAAGATATATCAGGTAAAAGATTGAATTTTACGCTAACAGATACTGCTAGAAAAGGAGATCATATTTGCTATATGACAGATATGAGAAAATACTCTGAGCACTACACAGGTTGGGAAAAAACTTATTCTTTAAAAGATATAATTGAGGAAATGGTAGATAGGGAGGAAAAAAATGTCTGAGTATCCGCTGATAACGTTTGGGTTTGTCAATTGCAACCGGCTTTTTTATTTAAAGAGCTGTGTCGAAAGTCTGCTAATATGCACTGAAGATTATCCAAATAGAGAATTTATTGTAGTAGACAATCACAGTCTAGAAGAGGGAACAGATGAATATCTTAGTGATCTCGAAGAAAGAGGCTTCAAGATCATTAAAAAGACAAAAAGAGACCCAAAAAATGAATTTGCAATAGGGCTCAATGATATCGTTAGAGAAGCAAAAGGCGAATTTGTTTTTCCTTTGCAGGGGGACATGCAGTTTATTCTAAAAGGCAGCTGGCTAAAAGAATATGTTGATCTTTACCGAAAGTATCCTGAAAATATAGGATGCATAACGCTAGACGCACAGAGGGGCGTTACGCTAGCCGGATCGCAACTAGGAATTGTTGAGTCTGATTCAAAAATGAATTTTTTTGTTGATTACGGCCGGCCGCCAACATGCGGAGCGGGTGATGTAATGTATTCCAGAAAAACTCTAGAGAAAATGGGTCCGTGGAATGAAAAAAATCATCAACACGAGTATGAAGGGGACAGTGAAACAAACATGCTCAATAGAGTAAAAGAGATTCAGCTAAAAGCAGAAATAAACTGGTTCCAGATAATGCCGTCATTTCCAGTTGCAGTAGCAACCTACACAGATGACAGAGGGACTAATGCAAGAATAAGAGGAAGCAATAGATACGGAGACTATTGGGAAGCTAAAGAAAACAATTTGTACTACAGCCTAGTTGATTTTATCAAAGTAGACGTTGAGTCACTTACCCCTTATAGCATAGAAACAGTAGCCAAGCCAATTGGCTGGAAAGCCCCAATTGATCATAATGGAGTTTGGAGGAAAAATCCCATAAGACCAGAGACAGCATCGAAAGATGAGTACACTGTTCTCCCTTATAAAGATAGCGATTTTGTGGGTGAAAATGAGAGTTGATTTTATTATTATTTCTCTAGCATAGAAGGAAAAAAGTGAAGATAACAGTAGTAGGATGCGGCAATATGGGAACTAATCACGCAAGAATTTTGCGTGACTTAGATTCTTTAGAGGCAATTGTGGAACAAAGCCCAACTCGAAGAAAACGTCTTCATGAGCTGGGCTACGGAAAATTTTTAAGAAGCAGTATAGAAGAGACTGAAAGTCATGGGTATGTAATTGCAACACCATCAGCTTCCCATCGAAAGATATTAGAAAAAACTCTTCAAAAAACTAATTTTATTCTTTTGGAAAAGCCAGCGCTTCTTAACGAAAAAGAATATAAAAGTATCCTTGAAAATTTTGACACATCTAAAATATGCGTCGGTCATATTGAAAGATTTAATCCTGCTGTTGAAAAAGCAAAAGAAGACTTTTCTAGCAGTATTTCGAGGTGTGAGTTCTTTAGATACTCTTCTAGGCCTAAGCAAATTAAAGACGTAGGTGTCTGGAAAGATTTGGGCGTCCACGATGTAGACCTTATGATTCATTTTATGGGAATTCCAGAATCTGTAGCTTGTCATGCTGTAATGGACAACAATATAGACATATCTTTTCATGCAAATTTTGGATTTAGCGACGGAAAAAGTGCAGCTGTAAATGTAAGCTGGCTGTCTACAGCCAAAAGAAGAGAAGTTCAAATATACGGCTTAGACGGAGAAGCAAATGTAGATTTGCTTAAGCAGAAGATCTCATTCCTCTCAGAGCACCAGCAAAGTTCTAAGCCGGACAATCACTTTTCTCCTACAGTCTCACAGTCTAAAATGATTTATGACATGGCAAGAGCTGAACCTCTTCGTAGAGAGATTGAGCATTTCTTGAGAGTCGTCAAAGGAGAAGAAAAGCCGCTGATTTCTTTAGAACATGCACAGCTAGTAGAGAGCATAATCTCTAAATCTTATCAATCGTTTCGTCTAGGGAAAAGAATTGAAATATGAGAGTGCTTTTGACAGCAGCTGGAAGTCCGGGCTTTTTGACTTTATATAAGTCTTTTTCTTCCTACGAAAAAAATATAGATATTTTTGGGTGTGACTGCAATCCTAATTCATTTGGCTTAGCAGTGCTAAAAAATGGATTTTGTGTACCGACAGCATCGTCTACGAACTATATAGAAGAAATTGTTAGACTTTGCAAAGAAAACAAAATCGAAGTTCTAATACCTTGTTCTGATGAAGAAGTCCAAGTCATTGGCGAAAACATTGAGATATTCATTAGGGAAGATATTAGAGTTTTATCTAATACAGAAAGGCTGACAGATATTTTTAACAAGGAAAAATTTCTTCTCTCCGTAAGAAAAACTTTTCCTGAAATAGTTCCTGATTTTTTGGCAATTAGATCCTCTAAGGAATTTGAAGATGCATATTGTAAGCTTTCTAAGAAGCATAGCGTTTTATGTGTAAAGCCAGCCATGGCACATGGCAGTAGAGGGTTTCGAATTATTAGAGAATCTAATCTAAAAGATTTTTTCTCTAGCAAGCCAAATGCTAGAGAAATTTCTTATGAAGCGTTGCTTTATCTGCTGAGTCAAGAAGAAGAATTTCCAACATTGCTTCTAATGGAATACATGTCAGAAGACGAGTATAGCATCGATTGTATAGACCTGAATAAAAGATTTGTTGCTGTGAGTCGAAGAAGAGATGTGATAAAAGATGGAATATGCTCAGCAGGTGAAGCAATTGAGAAAAGCGATCTTCTTCATTACTGCAAAGAGCTCTATGATCACTTTAAAATAAAATATCATGCCAATTTTCAGTTTAGATATGACAAGAATAATCAAGCTAAAATTGTTGAACTAAACCCTAGATTTTCTGGTACAATGGAGCTTTGTCGAGGAGCAGGAGTCGATTTTGCATCTTTATCGATGAATAAGCTTTTAGAAATACCAGAAAAAGATTTGCCTCAAATACGCTGGGGTACAAAAATGCAAAGAGTTTGGCAAGAAGTATTTTTCCAAGGTGAAAAAACTTTTGTTTTAGAAAGTATAGGTAAAAATCTAGAGGAAATGAATGTCTAACTTTACCTTATCACACTACAAAGAGACCATATCTGATTTTCAACAAGCAGGTTATCAAACCACACTGCTGGACAAGCATGTCCAGGGAAATCAATTAGTTCTTGTACATGATGTAGACATCGATGTTTCTTTAGTTTTACCAATGGCTAAAATTGAAAAGTCTGTCGGCGCTGTTTCAACATATTTTTTTAGAATGGGAGCCAAAAACTACAATCTTTTCTCTAGAGAGACTATTAGAATTGTAAGAGAAATTAAAAACATGGGACATGATGTAGGGTATCATTATGAACCTCCCGTTTCAAATCATCTCGCAGCAGCCGACAGCGTTCAAAAAGTTATGTCTTTTTTTACAGAGCAGACGGGAATAGAATTGAATTATTTCAACGTTCATGAGCCAGCAAGAACAGGAATTGACATGTCTTCTGTTTTACCTGAAAGAAACCGATGCTATAATTCTTTGTTCTTTAAAGACTTCAAATACATTAGCGATAGTAGCGCCAGATGGCGTGAGGGCTGTTTTTGTGGGCATGTAGAGGAGCACGAAAAATTGCTGGTTCTTACACATCCCTTTTGGTGGTATCCAAATTCCCCAACCGAAAACTACTAAAGGGAATAATAATGAAAATCGGTGTTTTTGCTTATAACTTTGAGCACTGGAAAACGCAGCAAGGAATAATAAATTTGTGTATGGCTGGTTATAAGCCATCTGTTATTTTTGCTGCAGATCCTGTCAAGCTATCTTTCTATAAATCAAAAATAAGAGTTTCTCCCAAAGACCAGTTTTTGTGGCACCCAAGAAAAATAGCAGAGCATTACGGAATAGAATATAAAGTCGTTTCACATAATTCTCAAGAAACTGCAGATGCTGTGAAAGAGCACTCTTTAGATTTGGGAATAATTTTGGGGGCTAGAATACTAAAACCAGTCGCTTTCGAAGGATTTAGGCTGGGTGTTATTAACATGCATCCCGGAATATTGCCTCAAAATAGAGGATTAGACAATCTAAAATGGGCAATCTTAAATGGATACGAGCAGGGCGTTACATCTCATCTAATAGATTCAAAAATCGATAGAGGGCTGCTAATAGAAAAGGAAACTATTAATGTGTATGCAGACGACACCTTAGTAGATCTTCACATTAGAATACAAAGCTTAGAGCAAAAATTAATGATAAGTTCTATTAGTAAATTAGAAAGAGAAGGGAAAGAAAGCCTAGCATCGCTACCAGAAGGAAACTATTACAAATCAGTCTCTCCAGACTTAGAAGAAATACTCATGGAAAAATTTGAGACATACAAAAAGGAAAAGTAGATATGCCTGCAGTTGTTAGAAATATATTTGAAAATTATGTCAAGGAGAGATTTGACTTAGAGGATTGTATAGCTGTCAATAATGGAACAGCAGCACTAATAGCACCTCTTTGGTCGCTTGATCTAGGTCCCGGAGATGAGGTTATAACTACCCCTTTTACTTTTATTGCAACAGCTAACGCAATTGTAATAGCTGGTGCCAAGCCAGTATTTGTAGACATAGACCCAGAAACTTATCTCATTGATCCTAAGAAAATTGAGGATGCAATAACACCCAATACAAAAGCAATTATCCCTGTTCATCTTTACGGAAGAATTTGTGAAATGGAAAAGATTAATGAAATCGCCAAGAGAAATAATTTAGTTGTGATTGAAGATACAGCCCAAGCATTTGGGGCGGAATCAAAAACAGGAAAATATGCTGGTATGATGTCAGATGCTGGCACATTTTCTTTTTATAAAACAAAGAATATATCTACTTTTGAAGGGGGGATGATTTGCATACCAAAAGGATCGATGCTAGACTCAAGAAAGATTAGGTCTATTTGCGATCAAGGGCAGGTTGGCAAGTATCATCATGAATATATTGGTTTTAACTTTCGCTTGGCTGAGCCCTTATGCTTGATGGCATTAGAACAGATGAAAATTCATATGACAGGAATTAAGGCAGAGCTAGGGATTAGAGGGCCAGAACAAGGTCATTATCCCAACGTTGTCTACGACCAGCCGTCTTATAAGAGACTAGGATTTTCCGGAAACTGTCCTATAGCAGAAAAAGTGGCTCAAAAAATTAGAAGGAATCAAGAAGAAAAATGAAAATATATGTAGTGACAAGAAAAAAAGACGCTGACAACTTTATGCCCTGGAAAGAAACAGAAGTTCCTGTCAATAAGTTGTCTGATCTTGGCGCAATTCACATTCATGATGAGAAGTTTTTTGAATCTGAAATTGCTAACGTAAGTGAAGAAGATACAGTTATTATCTACATCGGCTTGACCAAAGAAGAGCATAAGAAAAAGCTAAAAGACTTAAAGTGCACAAAAGTATTGCGCTCCATGGACGCAAAAAATACAGACGGTATAGTACATCGAAGAAATCTAGAGTTTCACGAAGAAGTAGGAAGGTTTGACTATTGGCTTATCGGAATTCCTAACGAGAAATACAACTCTGTCCTTAGCGAAAGAGGAATCAATGGAATAAACTTTACTCATTGCACAAACTTTGACGATATCGATGAGCCTGAAAATGTATTTGCGCAGAAGCAGGCTGATGTTATTGTAAGCGGCCAGATGCATGAAACATGTTATCCAGTTAGATGGAAAGTCTATCAGGCACTTACTCAAACAAATGAGATAAGAGGAATGCTCTTGCCGCACCCCGGATATGAGAGAGATGCTTTGAGGCACCCATATGTTGGAGATGCTTACGTCGAATTTTGTAAAAATTTTTGGTCTGGCGCTGTAGGGACCGGTCATGCAGACGGACTTCATATGAAATTTCTTGAGTTTGCTAAATCATACACATTGCCTCTGGGAAATACACCAACCTACATGGACGAAGCATGTGCCAAGGAAGTTTTAGCAGTTGGTTTAGGCGAACCCTTCGACGAAACAAATAAAATATTGAAAGATATTTTGTCGAATAAGGCAGCGCTAAAAGAAAGAATAATAAGATATTCACAAGCTGTTAGGAATGCATATGATGTCAATGTTGTTGTTCCAGATGTTTACGACAAAATTTTGAACAAGAAGTTTGATTTCTAAAAAAGGGTAAAAATGAAAAAGAGGACAAAGAGCATCGCAGTCATCGGCCAAGGATTTGTCGGTGGATCAATTACAACTGTGATGAATGAAAGAGGTTTTAGAGTTTTTAGTCATGACAAGGCTGGAAAGATAGCTGATGGCGGAGAAACCCCTGGCTGTTTAGTTCCGGGAAAAGAAACATTGGCCAGCTTTGTATCAGCATGCGAAAATACAGCAGGGTTTACTGGAGTTTACTTTGTGTGCTTGCCTACACCAATGAAAGAGTCAGGAGAGGCTGATCTTTCAATAGTTGAATCAGTTCTTTTAGATATTTCTTCTACAGAAGGAAATAAAAAGAGGATAGCTGTTGTAAAGTCCACTGTCCCGCCAGGTAGCACACAAAAGTGGAACGAGATGGTTGGTGAAAATTTATCAATTATTTTTAATCCAGAGTTTCTAACGGAGGCAAATGCTCTCAATGACATGCGTAATCAAGATAGAATAGTTTTGGGCGGCCCAAGACCTCACATCAACAAAGTAAGAAATATATTCCAAAGAGCTTTTCCGGATGTGCCTATTATAAAAACTTCTTCAACCACAGCTGAAATGGTAAAGTATGTAACAAACGTACACTTGGCATCAAAAGTTGCGCTAGCAAACGAGTTTTACCAAATTTGTGTAGCGTTAGACAAGAACGGTGGAGATGTTGACTATGACAAAGTAATTGAGTATGCTACATTTGATAGACGGTTAGGCAATTCTCACTGGAGAGTTCCTGGGCCAATGCCAGCAGATGACACTGGCGATCCTGCATTTGGTTTTGGGGGTTCTTGTTTTGTAAAAGACCTCAATGCTCTAATGTATCAAGCTAAATCTTTGGGAGTTGATCCTAAAGTAATGACAGGAGTTTGGCAAAAAAATTTAGAAGTTCGTCCTCAAAGAGACTGGGAATGTCTAAAGGGGAGAGCTATTTCTGAGGAAGAAGAATGAAAGTTTTAGTGACGGGCGGCCTAGGATTTGTTGGATCACACTTAGTAGATCACTTATGTGATTTAGGACATGAAGTTTTTGTATGGGACAATTTATGTACAGAATCAGCATCAGAAGACTACATGAGAGAAGATGTTGTATATACAAAAAAAGACGTTAGAAATATTTGTGATGATGAACATCCTGACTATGAAGTAATTTATCACTTAGCTGCTTATGCAAGAATTCAGCCCTCCTTTGAAATGCCGCTTGAGTATCTTTCAAATGACATCATGGGCACTGCTGCTATTTGTGAGTTAGCTAGAAAGCTAGGAAGCAGAGTTGTCTATGCCGGATCTTCGTCAGCATATGGAGGTCCCATGCTCAATCCTTACGCATTTGCTAAATACACAGGAGAGCAAGTTTGTCAAATGTACAAGGAAGTCTATCAAATGAGCACAGTCACAGCTAGATTTTTCAATGTTTACGGAGACCGACAGCCAACCACAGGAAAATGGGCTACTGTCGTTGGCATTTTTGAAGAGCAGACAAAAAATATGCAGCCTCTTACAATTACTGGCGACGGCGATCAAAGGCGAGATTTTACTCATGTGTCTGATATAGTTTCAGGATTTGCTGCCCTAGGACATAAAGACTGGAGTCAGGATGATAAAATGTTGGTTTTCAATATCGGCACAGGCGAAAATCATTCTATTAATGAATTAGCTGATATGTTCACCGGCGAAAAATCTTACATACCTGCTCGTCCAGGTGAAGCTAGGGATACTTTGGCGGACAATAGTATGCTAAAAAGTTGCACTGACTGGAAGCCTTCTACACTAGTCACTGAATATGTACAAAGTTTTATTGATTCTGTGAAAAAAAACTAGTTATGTGATATAATAATATCATGGAAACGATTCAAGAAAGTATTAAAGAACTACCCTTATTAAAGAACGGCAAACCGCATATTTCCTACTCAGAAGTAAGCATGTGGAGTGCATGTCCATGGAAGCATAAGCTAACATATATTGACAAGCTTTCTAAGTTTGAAGATAGTCCTTATCTAGACTATGGAACAATATTACATGATGCCCTTGAGAGCTTCCTAAACGGGAAACCAATCGATATTGAAGAAGTTCATAAAAAGATTGTAAAAGCCTGGGAAGTAAAAGGGTTTGATACCCAAGAGTTTGTTGTTCGTCAAACTCAAAGATCAGACTCACAAGGCTGGAAATACAAACATGTAAACTTAGAAGGCTGGTTAGCATCAGCTAAAAATAGTTTGGAGCAGTTACCAACTTTCTTGGAAGAAAATTTTCCAGGATGGAAACCTGTTGCGGCAGAGCATAATCTATATGAATCAGTTGAAAATCAAAAAGAAGGATTCTTTAAAGGTTTCATAGACTGTATAATTGAGCTTCCTAATGGCAAGCATGTTGTCATCGATTGGAAGACTGCAGGTCCAAGAGGGTGGAACAGAGACAAGAAGCGAGACTTTCTCGTCCAAGCGCAGCTAGTTCTTTATAAGCATTATTGGATGAAACTTACTGGAAAAGCATCAAGAGACGTCAAGACTGCATTTGTTCTTCTCAAGCGTGATAGCAAGCCAGGAAAGTCTATGGGAATGGTAGAAGTCTCATCAGGCCCTAAGTCTTTAGAAAAAGCAAACAAATTAGTTTCTAGTATGCTAAAAGGTATGAAGACCGGAATGATTCTCAAAAATCGTCTATCGTGTCGATTTTGTGAGTTCGCTAATACGGAGCATTGCCCTTAGATATATATATCTCGTTATTGATTTTACTATCTTGCCCGCAGAGATAATATTTCATCAATGAGTACAATATCCAAGAAAAAAATACTAATGCTGTCTGATCATGCTTTGAGCACATCAGGCGTTGGCTGCCAAAGTCGATTTTTAATCGATGGGCTTTTGAAAAAAGGCTGCTGGTCAGTTCGACAGTTTGGCGCTGCTATGAAGCACAATAGCTACGATACAGTCGTAGTTAATCCTGACTTTGTTATTAAGCCCATAGACGGATTTGGTAACAGGGAGATGCTTTTACAGGCGCTGGCGACAGAAAAACCCGATGTTTTGTTTCTTTTTACAGATCCTAGATTTTTTATTTATGTCTGGGAGATGCACGATGAGATCAACAAGATCTGCCCTATTGCTTACTGGCATGTGTGGGATAATCGTCCAGCACCGTTCTTCAATAAAGTTCTTTATGAAGCGACTGATCTTATAAACTGTCATAGTCATTTGACATATGAAGTAGTAAATGAGATCCTTCCTGGCAGGGCTAACTTTATTCCGCATGCTTTACCAGAAGAAATATTTTACCCCCTAACAGAAGAGCAAAAGAAACAGCATAAAACTAGCGTTTTAGGGCCTCATAGAGCTGATCATTTTACTGTTTTCTGGGTTAATAGAAATGCCAGACGAAAGAGGCCTGCTGATCTTCTAGAAGCATGGTCTAAATTTATGAGACGCATTGAAGCTGAAGGCAACAATGATGCAACTCTTTTAATGCATACTGATCCTTTAGACGGAGAGGGCCCAAATCTATTGGTCTGCACAGAAACGCTAGATATTGTAGAAAGTGTGGTGTTTTCCAACCAACGCGTAGAATTTGATAGAATGAATATTCTACACAATATAACAGACTGCTGTATCAATATTGCCTATGCTGAAGGGTTTGGGCTGGCCACGCTCGAGGCTATGCAAGTAGGTAATCCTGTAATCGCTGTCAAAACAGGAGGGCTTACCCGTCAAGCTGAAGATCACAGAGATGGTTCTCATAACGGCATTGCACTAGATGTGGAAATGCAATCTTTAGTTGGGTCACAAATGGTTCCATATATCTATGAAGATTATGTAAGCACTGACACAATAGCAGATTCATTGTATGAAATGTATAAAATGGGACCAGAAAAGAGAAAGGAACTCGGTGACAAAGCTAGAAAATATGTGCAATCTGAGTTTGCTTTGCAGAATACTATAGATAAATGGCATGATACTTTATGGGATTTGACAGAAAACTATGAGCTTGATGGAAAGTTTTGCTTAGAGGAGATAAAATAGTGAAGCGTGTATTAGTAAGAGGACCGCTGCTGTCACAATCAGGGTATGGTGAGCATTGCCGTCAAATCTTTCAGTTTTGTGAAACTCAAAAAAACTGGCAAGTGTCAGCACAGATTACGCCCTGGGGTATTACCCCATGGGTGATAAATTCAGAATTTGAAGGTGGTCTGTATGGAAGAATTATGGAAAAGTCAAGTGTGCCGACCGACGCAAAATTTGATATCACTTTTCAAGTACAGCTTCCTAACGAATGGGATCCGTCTGTAGGAAAATATAATGTGGGAGTTACTGCAGGAGTTGAAACGGATAGATGTTCTGTAGAATGGGCAACACTGCATAGAGAAAAAATGGACATGATGATTGTTCCTAGCGAGTTTTCAAAGAGAGCTTTTTTAAAGTCTGGGACCGGTAGAGAAAAGACACCAATTCATGTTGTGCCCGAAGCGTATTATGCTGACCTTGTAAATGAACCTACGAGCGATGTTCTTGAAAATGTTACAACTAGCAAGAACTTTCTAATGGTGGGCGCTCTCGTTAGCGAAAATCCCAATGCTGATCGAAAAAATTTAGTAAACAGCATCAATTGGTTTATGCATGCCTTTCATAATAAAAAGGACGTAGGTCTAATAGTCAAAACTACCAAAGGAAGAGATACTTCTATTGATAGAGAGATCATTCGAAAAATGATGAAGCAAATTAGAAAGTCATCAGGCGCCGGAAGCTTTCCTAAGCTCTATATGCTTCATGGTTCAATGACTCGTCAAGAAATGACAAGCTTATATAAGAGTGAAAAGATTTGTGCATTAGCTAGCGCTTCTAGAGGCGAAGGCTTTGGGCTACCTATGCTAGAAGCTGCTGTATGCGGATTACCTGTGGTCGCCACAGACTGGTCAGCATACACAGAGTTTTTGTCAGGCCCTAGTTTTCTAAGAGTCAAGTACGATCTAAAATCCCTTGATCCTTCTAGAGTTGATGATAGAATTTTTGTAAAAAATGCCCAATGGGCTGAAGCTAGGCCAGGAAACTTTAAAAGAAAGCTAAAAATGGCCCTAGAGCAAAACGATATGCTCAAAGAAAAAGCACAGTCTCTTAGTAAAAAACTTCTAGAGACACACAGCCTTAAAAGGCTTTTTGATGAGTATAGAAGCATACTGTCAGAAGTAATGTGAGGATCTTAGATGGAGTACGCTGTAGTAATATTGAGCATTTTTCTATGTACGTCAGTTTATAAGAATGTTACATTAGGGCTTACTATCTTAAGATTAGAAGATACAATTGAAGAAAGTTTAGATGTAATAGAAGAGAAGTACTCAATAATGAGTGAAATATTAAAGAGGCCCCTGTTCTTTGATAGTCCTGAGGTCAAGTCTGTTGTTAGAGAGATTCGTGCCGTTAGAGCTTCTCTTCATAGCGTTGCAGCCGCTTTAGAGAAGAATGCAAATGAAAGTATCGAAGAAGAGGTGTCTGATATATGAAAAAAAGAAAAAGAATAAAGAGAAAGCCCGGTCAAAAAAGTGTTTTGTACTTTAACAAAGATACAGAAGTTTCGATTGTTTCTTTCTTAGAGTCAAAAAGCAAAAAAGAAAGAGAAAATGTCTATAAGCTGGAAATACTTCCAGCCATGGAAAAGCTAGTAGAAAGCTTAATTTATGTTTATGGCTTTAAGTCACCCCTTATGACGACCCCTGAGCTTATTGACGAAGGTTGCTTTTTTCTTTATAATTCATTGCACAAGTGGAACCCAGACAAAGGAAGCAAAGCATTTTCTTACTTTAATGTGGTAGCAAAAAACTTTCTTATCAATACGACAAATAATCATAGAAAGAAGTATTTCAAGCATGTGCACTTAGACGATGTAAAATCAGTAAGTGGTGATATTAAGAAGCAAATTAGCAATTATGTAGAGCTTCCTTCTACTGAAGAGCTTATGATTATTCATGAAATTCGGGCAGAAAAAGTAGGAAGAGTAAAAAAGATAAGAGGACATCTAACAGATGATAGAGATCTTATAACAATTAGCGCTGTAGAAAGATTATTTGATGCAGCGAAAGAGCTTGATTTCATAAACAAGCAGTCTATCTATGTGTACCTTTCGGAAATTTCAGGATTAGAAAAGAAGCACATTTCGCAGTCCATGAGCAGAATTAGAAAGATATACTCAAGAATTGTTGTTGAGGAAAAAGAGACCAGTGAATTCTAAAGATATCAAAAAAATTGAAAAAATGCTTGACAATGATAAAAAAGCTGAGAAAAAAATCAAAGACTTTGAAAAGACACTGGAATCAGCAAAGTCAGCAGATCCTAAAAAACTACATTTATGGCTAGAAATTTATAACAATGCCACCAATGATAGAACATGTGCTTCTGCTCTTTTTGCTCAAGCGTTTGCTCAGCTAGGAACATCAGCAGCCGATCACATGTCAATGGGCCCTACTCTTGTAAAATATCTAGAAAGAATGACGAAAGCAAACGAGCAATTAATTGCTTTAGCACAGATTATTTCTAAAGAAATGGAAGCTATTAGCCAGGTAAATACAGATTCTATTTTTGAGCAGATAGAGGAAACGACATGAGCAGACGTCTTATAGCTCAAAGAGGACTCAAAGGATTAGACAATGATCTAACTCAAAGAATTTCATCTTCAGAAGAAGTTAAAGTGTCCCAGGCACAAATATTCTACAAGGCGCTAGTAATAGACACTATTAGTGATCCTTCTTTACCTATGGAGGAAGATACGCCGAGAACAGAAAACTTTGAAAGCTTATCTTCTGTAGAAAAGAAAAGATTTATGACAGCACCAAGAAATTCTTTATTATGTCGCTTAATAAAGGAGGGCGACGGTGTAGAAGTAGACACTTTTGTCTGTTATCCTTTTTTCTCTTCGCATGTGGCTTTGCCAGCTAAACCGGGTGAAGTAGTTTGGCTTATGAGAGAAAATATGAGCGATCCTGCAAAGCAAAAAAATTATTGGATGACAAGAGTCGCAGGAGAGCTTGGTTTAGAAGATGCCAATTTTACATCTTATACAAGAAACATCCAGATCTCCCATACAGGATCCATAAGCCCAGAAGGCAGAAAAGCTCTATTCCCCAACCAGACTCCAGGACTTGGAGCTGAAGAAAAATTTGATGAAAGTCTTGACGACCCGAACGGTTTGGCACCTTACTTAGATAAGTCACCTGAATCAAACTCAGTCGTACATGAACCTGTGCCTCGTCTTACAAAGCGCCCAGGAGATCTAACACTACAGGGTTCTAACAATACAGCTATTATTTTAGGCACTGATAGAGAGGCGGGCACGTATAATCTGTCTAATAGGCCAGACAAGCCTACAAATTCAAATGCTTCAAAAAAGATTGACAATAATTCAAAAATAGGATCTATCGATATTGTTGTTGGAAGAGGAAGGTACTTTGAGCCTGACACTGATGTTGCAAAGTCTAGCAGAAAAAGTGCTGAAGCATCTGGAGTAAAAAATAGCACCCAACCTTTTATTGTTGAAAATAGCTTAGAATCAAAATATGAAACTGATAAAAATCCTGCAATGACTCAAGATGTTGTGGCTATTTCCGAAGATGAAGATCAACCAGAGCCAGGAAATAGACTTACTAATCCAGCCGAAGGCGACCCAGATTTTCTTGTAGATGCATGTCGAATTTATGCAGCAGAAAACACAGCAGTAGATGTAAATCTAGGTCTAGACCAAATTATTCCTACTAAAATTCAAGGAGGGAAGTTTGAGTCGTCTTCCGGACCATCAATTGCGGTAAAGTCAGACCACATAAGGATTGTTGCAAGAAAAGCCCCGAACGAAAAGGCAAAAGCCGACTTATTGCCAAAAGGTTTCGAAGGCGTTAATGGAACAATCCGAATTGTCAAAGAGGGCGATGCTAGTTCTGATTTGTCAAGTATCATAATGGAAGCTGACGGAACTATACAAATAAGTGGTTCAAAGATTTTCTTGGGTCGTGCCACTAGCGATGGTGGGAACGGAAAAGGGCCGGGTGAAGGAGAGTCGCAACCGTATGTGAGATACTCAGACTTAGAAAAATTATGGCAAGACACAATGACAGCGCTAGATTCTTTTTGTCAAACGCTCTCAACGCATACAACTCCTGGGTACGGAGCTCCTTCGCCACAAATTACATCTGCTGCTGCTACACTCAAAGGTGAGATCGCAAGCTTAAAGCAGGCAATTACAACTGTAAAGTCAGAAAGAATCTTTGGAGAATAATAATGTCACTATCATCAGCAAAGTCTAAGCTAGAAAAAGATATTAAAAAAGCATACTCTGATTCCAAAAAAGCAGGAGCCGTCGACGGAGCCAATCCTGACTCTATTATCAATACTCTTGCAAACGGAATTGGAAATGCAATTCATAATTTTATGCTTCAAGCACAAGTAAGCGTTACTGTATCAGTTCCGCCTGAGATGACATCTCCGCCGCCTGCTGCTTCTTTGATTCCTACAACTTGCATGGGCAAGGGAAACCTGACGTGAGAGATATATGTCGTTACAATCAGCAAAAAGCAAGCTAACATCAGAAATAAAAAAGGCCTTGACTGAGCAAAAAAATGCCGGCGCTAAAGACGGAGCATCTCCTCAATCAATAGTATCTGATTATTCTAAAACAGTTGCAGATGCGATAAAAGCATATATAGAGTCTGCTACTGTGGTTGGAAGCGCTACTGTTCCGCCTAGAATAGGCCCAACGCCTACGTTCGGTGTAGGGAACGCAGCTGGAGGCCCTGAGGTTTTCTCTAATGGAAAAGTAAGCTTTACGACTAATTCTGCTCTAAAGTCTGCTCTAGACTCAGCTCAAAACAAGTCTAAGGATGAAGGAGCAAAAGATGGCGCAAGCCCTGATTCTATTATCTCTACACTGGCAAAGGAAATAACAGAAGGAATTCATAGTTTTGCTACAACAGCAATGGTCACCATCGATCTTCCTACAACACCTGGCAAACCTGTTATAGGGTTTATGATGTTGACGTCTCCATCACCGGTACCACCACCTATACCTGCTACTACTATGGGCACGGTGGGGAAGGGAGTAGGCAATTTATCATAATGAAGATTCGGCCTAGAAGTACTTTCAATTTTTGATATTTAGTAACCGAGGTCTGAAATGCCAGCAGCAAAAAAAACCTATAGCTTTAAATCGGTAGGGCAACTTGAAGAAACTGTCGACAATATAATAAAAGAAACAGCTGTCAATTTACCGATTGGGCTCTTGACGCCGCTATCTTTTAGTCCGACAGGAAATTCAATGTTTAGAATGTCTACAGACATTGGCGAACAAATAAAAGATAATTTGCGTAATCTACTTTCTACAAACAAAGGAGAAAGGCTGATGATAGCTGACTTTGGCACAAATCTAAAAGAACTGGCTTATGATATATCGACAGAAGAGACAGACTCAATAGCAATCAAAAGAATAGCTGATTCTGTAGGAAGATATATGCCTTTTGTTGAATTGAATACATTTGTGCCAAATTTACAAAGATCTCCAGCGGGCGACGTGGTGCTAAGTACTATAACAATAGGGTACGATGTTCCAGGTGCAGGAATTACGGGAGAGCTATTAGAGATAGCTTTGGTGGTGACTAGTTAAAATGGCGTATCAACTCAAAAAGAAGCTCAAGAAAGAGCAGAATAGAACTTATACTGCAAGAGACTTTGAGTCTCTAAGACAGCAACTTCTAAGTACAGCTAGAACATATTTTCCGGATAAAATACAAGATTTTTCTGAACCTTCTGTCGGAGGAATGTTCTTAGACTTTGCTGCAACAGTCGGTGATTCATTAAATTATTATCTTGATCACTCTTTTAGAGAGCTAGATCCATTTAGGGCAACTGAGACAGACAACATTATTACTCACTTAGAGAATGCCGGTGTAGATATAGTCGGAGCTTCGCCTTCTGTAGTTCTTCTAAAGTTCCAGATCACAGTGCCCGCTCAACTCATAAACAATGAGTATCTACCAAAAAGATCTGCAATGCCTATTTTTCTTGCAGGAACACAGACGTCTTCAGCATCAGGAATACCTTTCACAACAATAAATGACATAGACTTTTCGGAAAAAGATGAGGACGGCGCTTTTGTTTGCAAATATGCAATTGCCTCTACAGACGCCAGCGGAGCTCCATCATCTTTTTTTGTAACAGGAGAAGTTTACGCAGTTTCTGGCCAGATAAGAACTGAGTCCATAACTTTAGGCGATGATTTTGTTGCATTTAGGGAGATGCAGCTAGCAGAAAAAAATATTACGTCAATACTGTCAGTAACAGACACAGAGCTTAATAAATATTTTCATGTCTCTTCCTTGAGTGAAGACACAGCTTTTGAAAAAGTTAAGAATAATGATGCCGATTCAAGTCAAGTTCCTTATTACATAAGAGTGGTCGCTGCACCCTATAGATTTGTAAGATTTTATAGCCCAATAACACAGCTGACAACGCTAAGGTTTGGATCAGGTGATGCTTCATCTTTAGACGACGATATTGTCCCTGACCCTAGTGATCTTGCTTTAAACTTATACGGTAAAACAACAGTTCCCAGGTTTAGCATAAATCCTGAAAACTTACTAAAAACCCAGACACTAGGAATATCTCCTAAAGGGACGACTCTCAATATTACATACCGACATGGTGGCGGGCTTTCTCATAACGTATCTGAGGGTCAAATTGAGCAAATTGATTTTCTATCGATATCTTTTAGAAGAAGCCCCACTGCGGCCGACGCGCTATCTGTCAGGCAATCAGTTAGCGTAACTAATTTACAGTCCGCTTCAGGAGGAGATAGTGCCCCGACCTTACAAGACTTGCAGCTAAGAATTCCAAGTGCTAGAAAGTCCCAGCGTCGTGTGGTCTCAAGAGAAGACTTGCTCGCAAGAGTCTATTCACTACCTAGTGAGTTTGGACGCATCTATAGGGCTTCGCTAACTGATAACCCTGTAAACCCTATGTCTGCAATACTTTATGTTTTATCACGAGATCAAAAAGGGCATCTTGCAGTCTCGCCTGACTCTTTAAAGAAGAATATTCAAACTTATCTCAATGAGCTTCGACTTATAGGCGACTCTATTGATATACTAGATGCAAAAATTATAAACTTTGGAGTGAAATACAGTGTTCACGTAGCAGAAAATGCAAATAAAGCGCAAGTTATTACAGACATCAATTCTAGAATATCATCTATCATGTCTAGACAGTTTTTCAATATAGACCAACCTATCATCATAGACAATATTACAAATATGATTATCAATACTAATTTTGTGGTTTCTTTGATAGACTTGCAAGTCTTTCCGAGGGCTGGAGAAGTAGAAGGAAGAACATACAATGCATCGGGATTTGACTTTAAGCAAAGCAGCAAAAAAGGGATAATAATGCCAGGAAGAGGAACGATTTTTGAGCTAAAATTCCCTGACTTTGACATTATAGGCACAGCATACTAAGGAAATTTAAATGATTATTATTTGCACCGGAACAGCTGATACCTACATCACAGACAAGATTATTGATGGAAACTTTAGAGCCAAAGATGCTAATGTTGGCCAGGCATCTACGTTAGACTTATTCAAGCTTTACAATGAAACAAAGCTTTCTGGCACAGGATCACAATTAGAAGTTTCTCGCGCCCTTATGAAATTTGATCTCAACCCTGTGTGGAATCTGACTGGTTCAATTTTAGACATAAGATCATCTAAATTTAATGCAAAACTAGTAATGAAAGATGTAATGACTGGTCATGCGATCCCAAGAAACTTTACACTTTCTGTTTTTCCTTTGTCACAATCTTTTGATGAAGGTGAAGGCATGGACACAGGAAAGTTTAGTGATGTCCATGTGGCTAATTTTTTAACTGCATCATATACATCTCAAAACAATGTGTGGTTTCTATCAGGAGCAAATCGAGGCGGTCTATTAGATTCTGTTGACATTGATTATATTTCATCGGGTAATCTGCTTGACGGTAGCGGTGTTGTTTCATTTGAGAAGAATCAAACATTTACTAAGGGTCCAGAAGATTTGTCGATTGACATAACACCGCTGATTTCAGCGACAATAGCAGGACAAATTCACAATCACGGATTTAGACTTTCATATACATCTTCTGAAGAAGAAGATGCTAAGACACGATTTGTAAAAAGATTTGCGTCTAGGCATGTAGCAAATCCATTTCTGCGCCCTAGGATAGAAGTTCGCTTTGACGATACAATTCAAGACAATCACCAAGATTTTTATTTTGATACTAGCGGAACACTTTTTCTAAATTCTTTCGTAAGATCGAGCGCAGCAAATCTTGTAAGTGGGTCTTCTTTGACAGATGTTGCAGGATCAAACTGCTTTGTTTTGCACCTAAACAAAGGCTTGTACAATCTATACGTCACAGGAAGTCAGCACACCGCGGGTTCAGCAGATGCAGCACAAGCAGGAGTCTATTCAGCATCTTTTGCAATAGCCTCTAATGAGTCTACAAAATATAATAAGCGAGACAGCATTGCCAAGCTTCTGAGAGAGAAAGGGGAAGTAGAGTTCACGACATATTGGAACTCAGTGGACGGAACAGTCACTTATCATACTGGAAGTGTTACTATCAAACAACCTGTTAGAAAAGGAGGCCAGTTCATATCTAGAGAGCCTCAAATAGTTATCGATGGCGCTTCTACAGAATACCACAAAAAAGACACTGTAAGATTTCGTTTATGGGGCAATGATTTACTAGCTGAAGACAATGCTCCTGTTCGCGGTCCATACGATACACCCCCAGTAATTTTTGAAAAAGTATACTATCAAGTTGTTGATAGGGTTACAGAAAAAATAATCTTAGCATACGACGACGCCAATGACTCAACTCGTGTCTCTACAGATAGTGATGGAATGTTTTTTGACTTCAAAATGCAGTCCTTATACGAAGGAAGATCTTATGCCTTTGATTTCTATATTGTAGATAGAGGATCTAGCTATCTTATAAAAAATAGAGACACAGTATTTGTGGTCAAGGGGTAAGCCATGGCCAAAAATGAAACTAGTTTAGAAAGTAGCCAGCTATTTCAAGCAGGAATTAGAAAAAATAATTTTGAAGATCTTACACCAGTGTCATCTATGACAATGGCAGATGTTGAAAATACTCTTTCTTCGCTAACTGGTACTTTTCGATTTGATTCTCCTGGTGCACCTTTAAAAAGCACACAGCAACTCAACGTTGACTTTTCTGATTTTTCTAATCATACTTTTTTTAACAGTGCACAAGCAAAGACGCAAAAAGCATTCCAAAAAATAATAAACAATATGCCTTTCGACGGTACAAAGTCGAACCTAGTAGAGTTTGTTGACGGCCTATCAGGTTTTGAAAAATATGTTCTAGACAATTTTCCTAAGAACAACGGATACTTGGCCTTTAGCGGAAGCTCTGGAGCTTCTGGGGGTTCTTACATAGAAATTAATGATTTCAAAGGCGCAAATTCTTTTACTCTAGCTGAAAATCCTACAGGCGTCTCAGTTATTGATCCTGGAACAAAACCATTCACATTTGAGTTTTTTATAAATGTTCCAAGCGGATCACAAAATGACAATCAGATTATAGCTCAAAAATTGAGCGGAAGCAACGGAATAACTCTTTGTCTATCTTCTTCTGCTAGCAAAGCAAGCCCGGAAGGCGAGGTTGACTTTTTGACGCTAATAAGCTCAGGAAGCCTTTGCTTGAGTGCATCAATTACTATACCGAAAGGAAAATTTACGCATATAGCATCTGTGTTCGATAGAACGACAGGGCCCGGCAAGTTGACTATATACAAAGATGCTATTTTTGACAAAAACGATGCTAAGTCTTCTTCTAGCGTAGGTAACTTAGGTGATATAGACTTTAAAACGTCCCAGATGTTCATAGGAAGCGGATCAGAGCATTCTTTCGGCAATTATGTGTTTACACCCCAAGAAACACTTTCAGGAGCACTAGATGAACTTAAGATGTGGCATGCTAGAAGAACACAAAAAGAGATCTATAACGATAGATTTTTAGATACATTTGCGCAAAACAACCTTCAGATTCTCTATAGATTCAATGAGCCTTCCGGAAGCTTTACGGGAACAGGAGAAAATTTAGTTTTAGATTCTAGCGGGAATGGTTTGCACGCAAATATCCAGAATTTTTCAATGTTTCTTAGAAATACAGGAACTTATGGACCAGCCCCAGTTACGGAATATTCAAGCGATGCAGCTACTGTTTTATTTCCATCATATGCAGATACTATTTCTCTAAACGAGGGGCTTTTGACAGAAGCTCTTAGTTATGATGCGAACAATCCTAACGTAGTTACTAAATTAATTCCAAGTCATTATCTAAGAGACGCTGCGCAGTTTGAAGGATTTGAAACGAAAGATGCTGATCTAAACAAAACTCTTTCAAACACACAGGATGAGCCCGGAGGGGCAACTGTAGGACAAGCCCAAATTATCGCAGGAATGTTATATACGTTTTCAGAAACATTTGATGAGCTCAAAATGTTTGTAGATGAATTTAAAAGATTACTAAAGGTAGACGTTATAACTAATGAGACAATAAGCAATCAATTACTTCCATGGCTATCAAGATATTATGGAATTTCTCTGCCTAATTTTTTCTCAACGGCAACAAGTAAGCAGTTTTCAGAAGGTAAAAATGTTAGCATGGATCGAACAAACTCAACTAGCTTGCAGACTGTTCAAAATATGCTTTGGAGAAGAATTTTTTCAGACTTGCCTTATATTTTTTCTACAAGGGGAACTCATGCTTCACTAAGGTCTGTTTTGTCGAATTTAGGAATAAGCCCAAACGGCCCGATTAGAATCAGAGAGTTTGGCGGATCAAAACAAAGAAACCTAGGCGACTCTTTTTTAAAGAGACATGAAATTGCAGCTCTGCTAAACATGAGCGGAACCTTGGCAGATCCAGGCACGTTAAACCCGCAAGGAATAGATAGCACTCGTCCTTTTCTGTTAGGCTCGTACCTCTCAGGCTCAAGATCTGAGCCCGGAATACCGCTAATTGACGGGACACTATCAGATGGTGTCTCTAACGATCCGTCTGATGGACTTTTTACGTCTGGGTCCTGGTCTGTTGAGGGGACCTATAAGTTTGAAGATCAATTGGTTCACAATTCTTTGCAAAGCCTTGTTAGACTTCATTCGACAGGTACAAACTCGGCTTCAAGTAGTCACGGAGTTCTTTTCAATCTTCTTGCTCTTAAGCCAGACGTAGATGCATCAGTAACAGGAAGTTTAACACTTTATGGAAGGCCGAGCTCTGCTGCTTCTTCTGATCTTTTTACTCTTCACATCACTGGAGTGAATGTATTCGATGGGGGCAAATGGAGTATTGCTTTCGGTAGAGATAGAAATGATCTTATAAATTCTTATACATCATCATCTTATTTTCTTAGGGCAGGAAAATTTAGTCCTGCTGGATTGCAGCAGTTTTTTACGACATCAAGCTACTTTAATGACTCTAGCTCTAATGTATTGCAAAATATTGATGCATACAATACTAGCGGAACTTTTTTGGTCGTCGGAAGCCAGAGTCTAGACGTATCTACAGCTAGATTTCTAAACGATCCTGCAGTTACAGGATCATCACGAGAAACTAGATTTTCTGGAAAGCTTTCTGGGCTGAGATTCTGGTCAAAAGGACTTACAGAAAAAGAATCTCTTACACATGTCAAAAATTTCAAGTCTCTGGGCGTGGAAGATCCTGAAGTCAATTTTAACTTTGTGACTTCTGCTTCGGGCTCATTCCAGCGCCTTAGACAAGATGTATCAATTGACCAGCCCATAACAAAGTCTGATGCATCAGGTGACATATCATTTTTTGATTTTTCCCAAAACTTGCTAACTTTTACTGGTACAGGATTCGAAAGCAACAAACAAGTAATAGATCCAGAAAGATTTGATTTTGAAGTTATTTCACCCAACTTCCAGTCAGGGGAGAATCCTAATAAAATACGTGTTAGAAGCTATTTGAATCACGATAATATTACAGCTTTCGGAGGAGAAAAAGCCCCTCTGTATCACTTACCACAAAATGAACAGCCTCAAGATGACAAAAGAGTCTCCATTGAAGTTTCTGTTGTCCAGGCTCTCAACGAAGATATTATGAACATTTTTGCGACCCTTGACACCCTTGACAATGTGATAGGAAGCCCAGAGCTTATTTTCTCACAAGACTACCCACAGCTAAGAAACTTAAGAAGAATTTATTTCCAGCGTCTTACAGAGAAAATAAATCTTCAATCATTTTTTGAATTTTTCAAATGGTTTGACAGCACCATTATAGATTTATTAGTGCAGATGCTGCCCAGCAATTCAAAATTCTCAGGCGCTTCGTATGTAATTGAATCACATGCCCTAGAGCGACCAAAGTTTACTTACAAATACTATGATATGTACTTGGGAGAATCAGATCGAGGTGGTAAAGAAGTGATTGAGCTCCGCCAGCTTGTCGGAACTATAAGGAAACTATAATGGCTATACCAGCTGATCCACTAAAGAATTATATTGATAATCTTTACGATAGCGTAACTTACTATACAGCATCTTTGAGCCCATTCACACAGGGCGCTTCTCTCAAGCAGCCATGGCAGCTGACTTCTTTTACTAATTTAAAGATACGTGGTAATCATACATTTGTAAGAACAGTTGATAGAGTTGCTCAACACCAAGACTTTTTCGACGAAACTTTTGCAACAGAAAATTTAGGGATTGCAGGGACGAAGTCACAAGTCAATATCGACTCTGTAGGGCTGCTAGGCGAAGAAATTAGTCATAGAATAGAGATAAGAGACTTGGGAACGTCAGTTCCTTATGATAACGATCTTCCGTACGAAGAGTCTGATCCTATGAACCCCGTCGATTTTTTAGAAGTTCATCCGATTAAGCTAACGCTTCCCTATACTATGGTTTTGACAAGCACGCCTGAGTCTTTTGATGGTGTAATTGAACCGCTTGAAATAAGAAGAATCGTAGATAGATCTTCTATAGAACTGCCTTATATTGCCAGAAGCATAAAGGGAAGCCTAGGCATCGTCAACGTAAAAAGAGAAAGTTTTTTCATAACAGACAAAAAAGATCTTAGAGATGATATAACGATTCCTTTTCTGGACAGCACAGAAACAAAAGGAGACGTAGACATTCCAGGCGCTTTTTCTGACGCAGAGTCTTATATTGCACCATTTGCCGACACATCAGATAGGGTACTATTTTATTCAGATGATTCAGGCGATACTGTTCTAAAGAACACACTAATATACGGATTTGTAAGTGGATCAATTACATATAGAGCTGCCCGCCCTAATGACGTGAGAGATGATATCGTAGTAAGTCGTCACGGTTTTGTGTTTTCACAAAACGACAACTATGGATATGATTCGATAGCGTTTGGCGGGCTGAAGAAATAAAATGACACGTAGAATAAAAAAAGAGTATGATCTAACCCGGGCTTTTGCTGATAGAACTTCTGCTCTAAGTCCCAACAACTATACTATAGAGTCAGCTAATAATCTAAGGCTTTGGGTTAAGATGACAGCTGGCGCCCCTACTGATCTAGGATTGTGTAATCTTTCACCCACATATGAAAATAATGCTAGTGTTTCTAATGCGCTAATAGGCAATAGAATTTATTCTGCTCTAAACTGCAGTGACTCTTCTGATCAAAGAGCTCAAGTTACAGCAACTAACGGAGCGCTAAGTTTTAGTACTGAAGCTTCTGGCGGAGCACCTACAGCTAGCTCAGACTTGCCGTTTTCTGTTTCTTGCTGGATAAATGTGTCTAGTCTTTCATCGACAGTCCATATCTTTGGAAAAGACGGCGGCACCGGAACAGATGTTGAGTACAAAGCCAGAGTCTTTAGTTCTGGTGCTGTTGATTTTGAATTACATGATGAAGATGCCGGTGGCGCAGTATACGAGGGAGTTGGAACTCCGAGTAGTACAATATCTACAGATCGTTGGTACCATGTAGTTTTTACTTACGACGGCCGCGGAGGATCTTCAGCAAATGCAGGCATGAACATTTACGTAGACGGAGTAAACAAAAATAGCTCCACCTCTACTGGAGGTTCTTATGTGGGAATGCAACCTTTCCATAATTTACCGCTATACATCGGGTCTGACGGAGATGCGACCGATGAGATGGACGGACAAATATCTGAATTTGCTGTCTGGGGGGTCGAATTATCACTAGCAGAAGTTAATGCAATCTATAATTCAACTCGGGAAGATTCTTATGCTGAGCTTTCTGGCATAATCAGCAATCCGGCAAGAGTTAGACAGCAGATAAAAGACAGCTATACAGGCTCTTATCCCACTGTTTTACCTACAGGAAACCCGGATTACACAGGCAACAATCTGTCCATTTTTGATGATACAAATACAATCATCTTTCAAGGGGGAAATACAGTTTACCCCACAAATTTACCCGCAGGCTCGAAGTTTCTATCAGGTGGAGTTGCTACTCCTAATATTCTAGAGGGTATAACAACAGCTGGAACTGCAAGCGCAGGCATTTTTGACTCTAACATAACAATTTTTGCTGGGGCTACAGGGTCGACAACATTTGGGCCGTTCGTAGAAGACAGAACATATCTGGACAATGATGCTGATTTTTATGCTACAGGAACAGCATCGGGAACGCTTCCTGGTTTTGACCAGAGATTATCGTCAAAAATTGCTATTACCCTAGATACAAATCCAAGTCAAGACACATCCTTCTTTTTCTCTACGGGAACAGCACCTAATGCTAGCGGTTATGACGCTGGTGTCAATACGAGTATGGGCTATTTTAGCTGGACAGACAAAAAGTGGGAGATCATCGGAGATCTTTCGTCGGGCAGCAATATTGATCTACTCAACCAGGCCCCATCCATAAGAAGAAAAGGACTTCTTGGTTTTTGCCCATCTAATCTAGTAAATGCCGGAGGTGAACTAATTAGTAATCTTGTAGATTCACCGGGCGAAGCTATTATAGAAACAGTGGGCTCACCAATGTCTGAGTATGGATTTCCTTTTGCGTCAAAGTATGATGCATCTGGAAGTCAAATGCTGGATATGTCAAAGTACATAAACGAGCCCTTTCTTTTAGAAAAGGCAACGATAGAGTTTAGCGGAACATTTGGCCCACACATTGTTCACTCCACACAGTTTGGACCGGTCGTCAAAACTTTCTTTCTGATGACGCAGAAAGACGTTTCTGGCTCTTCGTCTCCTTTTAAAACAGATATTTTGTCTGGAGCGTCTCCAGGTGTAACCGAGCATAGATCATATGCCCACGGATACGCCAAGTCTCTTGTCGGGTATGGGCAGGTTAGCTTAGTATACTCTGATTGCCCGTCCCAATACAACAGAGATTTGTCTGTTACAGTCCCGGGCTCAGGCATTAGACGAACAGCAGTAACAGGCACATATAAAATAGAATTCTTGCCAAAGTCAGTGCAAAAAAATGAATATGGGGGAGCCACATCATTCTCACCTAGTCCGGGGTCTAGATACACTTCACCTGGAACATACAATCGAGAGCTTTTGAGAATCCATGGGGGCAGATCTGGATTTGATCTTAGTGATGGGAGATCATTTATTGCAGGCGTCGGCGGATTGACACCGACTGGGTCTTATGAGCTTTTCTTTAAGCAGGTAGGAACTACTGACAATAAAACCATCATAGCAAACAAAAAAGAAACAATCGCTAGAACTTCTCCTTTCCTTCTTACACCACAGGATAAGTTGATTTTTGGTTTTGCTAACACACCCAACTATTACGGTGTAACACAATATGCTCTAAATGGTTCAAAAACTAGCACGACACAATTCGAAGCCGGCCTTGCCAAAGAGGAGGTCATTCTTTCCCCTGGTTCGGGCAAGGTAACACTTTACGGAACTCTGCTTCGGGATAACTTGCCTGCAGAAGGCAACAGCAACGAATATTTGACTTCTGATGCAATTCATGAAGATGTCCGATCAGATATTCCTGTTTACGACCAATGGGATGTTGAGCCATTTAATACACTGACAGGCTCCTATGTGGATAACATTCTTACCGGGTCTATGTTTGGAGGAACCAACGCGGGTTTCAATCAAGAGTTTGCTGATGGAACAGCTGCTGGCGTAAGAACGATAGTGGCATCTGTGGCAGCCGGCCACGCCGGAACTACTGGCTCATTGCAACG